TAACGTTCTAAGTGTTCAACATCAGCATGGGGTTTATCCCCACGCTTCAGGAAGAACTTCATTAGAGCGCCCACATCGGAGATATCACTACGCTCCGGTTGTGACCGTGTTCTAAAAGCCTTGACTAGAGGCTTCTGAAGCGGAACACTCATGCGCTGGACCTCATGGCCCAGCACAGAGTGTCGCCCTAATGCGGGAGATGACGGCTCAACAAATGGGAATGGAATAATCCTACCCAAGAGCGAGTCCAAATGCTCAACTGTCTTATAGTATCCGTGCCAGTATAACTGGTTTCGGAGACTGACAGTCGAGATCACCTCCCGGACGTCATGCCGTGAGGTAGGGATCATTTCTCTGACTCGGACCACTGTAACGTCCTGGCCATCGTAATAATCCTTACCGCAAGACTCTCTGAACTTTCCAGTCCAGAAAGACTTACCAGAATTGACTTTAAACCCAAAAGTTTCAAGTCGTCTGATCACGGGATGCACAAATTCTACAGGGACGATAATGTCGTCTCCGTAGACACGCACCAAGCCTCGGAAGGATTCAACATCCTCCCGAGTCAATGGTCGGTTGAGCTCATCTTCTATTCCCATAAAGACCAAGGTAGAGAAAACCAAGGCCTCTATAGGAAAGCAGAGAGCTGAACCCATAGACGCGAACTTGGCAAGGCGAATTACGCCCTTACCAGGTACGTCAGCCTTACGTGACCGTGTTGCGTCAACAGCCTCAAATAAATTGGGGAAGTTGCGCAGCATGGCCCGCACAAGCTGATTAGAAACGCGGTCTGACGCTTCACTCAAATCGAGTGTAGCAAGGGTGCCCTCACGGGATCCCTTGTGTGCGAGGACACGATTTGGTCCTTGCTCGCGAAAGCCCACGAACGCCATCGAGGAGTCACTCTCGATGTGTTCGACAATGGACTCGCAAACGGCTTGCTGCATATATTGCATAGCAGTAGGTTCGATTGCGATAATCCTTGGCGTTTTTAACGTTTTAGGAACAAGAGTAACCCTTACGGGTCGCTCTTCTCCGGGTTCGAGGGAGCGGATACCGTCAAGGCGCCAGTTGTGTCGCCAATTCGGTACGAGATAGTTCCATGAAGGAAATATCTCCTCGAGTCGAGTGGTCCACTCAGCTTGATCGTACTTTCGGTTTCCCGACAGACGGTCAGCAGTGGCCCCCGGCCCGTGCTTTGGAATAACGCGTCCATAGAAGATGTCTTCATCAACTTTTTGGAACGTGTCAGCCCAAAGGAGACTTGATAGTCTGCTAAAATCCGAATACATTTGTTCGGATCGCTGATTATCAAAGTCCACCACTTCCTGCTCACAAGAAATGTAACCATCAATAGCACGAGCATTACGCTCTTCGCTACATTCGAGTCTAATCTTACCAAAAAGCATTGTAATCTGCCTGATGGCACGAATAGCCTCGATAGATGGTGCATTTCTCAACCTTCCATTTCTCCGGTCGAACACAAGATCAAGGAAACCTCCGAGAAATCGGGGGAGACCGCTTGTAAAGGCAAAGCCTTTAAACAAGTCGTGATCTACCCAACCTCTGTCCAGACCTTTTTGGAGGTCTGAGGCAAAGGAGGGCAAGGTTATCGTCAAAAACGATAAACCCTCATGTTCGACACGCGCCGTGATGGTTTTCCAGTCACGGTGGGTGCTAGTGCGACACTGGTCCCCACTTTCAGTGAGGACCTCCTGCAGAAGTAACATAAGGCTTTTCAAGCCGCCTCCTAATTCAGAGGTCGTGCTTCCATAGCCATAGTGTTACAGCCTTTTAGCTCTCGCCACCAAGAAGCTTGGTGACGTTAGCTCCAGTCGAGGCAGTAAGATACTTGACGAGTGCATCGACAATATCTTTCTGCTCTGCGATGGTGTAACCGGTAGCCGGAACATCACACACGATGTAAGTACTCATCGAGTGCTTAGTGTTCGCAGCAGTGAACACATCCGGTGCGATCTTGGCGTGATCAATGCGAACAGTCCGCCGAGTCCTCTTCCCGTAGGAATGGGACACGGACAGGCTGGCCGTACCGTCAGGGGCCGTAAACGCTCCGGAATTGACACCGGACGAAGTCCGGGGCAAGTTCGTAGCGGATGCACCGATTGAAATCGACTGGGGGTCTGCAAAAGCCATGGCATTACTCCTGTAGGGGGGTTGTGCGGGGGCAGCGGGATCACCGCTGCCCCCTTCAAGGTTAGCCTTGTTAGGCATCACCTTTAGGGCCCACCGTCTTAACGACGGCCGCTGACCCGGGTAATTCCCAGAGCAGCGAGGATGGACCACTGACGGCTAGTAAACTGGCCTGGGTCCATCCCGAAACCGAAAGGTGTCGCCCGTCTCCTTATCTTTCGTTCCACACGAAAGACATCGGAAACGGTGTTTGACGACAGAGTACCTTTCACCAATGGTGAAAGTCTGACGCCAGACGTGGACCTGGATAGTTCTGCAACGTAATGTTCCATAACATATCCATGTCTCATGACAAGGCCATCGGTCGAGAAAGCCGACAAATTATGGAGTACATCTCCCATATTTGTCGCCC